ACCATTACGCGCGCGGCGTTCGACGCTCTCCCGCCTCACAAACAGGCGGAAGCGGCTCGCAGCGGCGTGTCTATCTCTGATTAACAAGGGGTTCATCCTTGAACACGCTTACCTCCCTCATCCCTGATCTGTACGCATCGCTCGACATCGTGTCGCGCGAACTGGTCGGTTTCATCCCCGCAGTCACGCTCGACGCCAGTGTCGACCGAGCCGCACTGAATCAGCCGGTCCGCGTTTTCCAGACGCCCGCATCGGCTGCTGAAGATGTGTCGCCGGGCCAACTGCCGCCCGATGACGGCGATCAGTCGATCGGCAACACCGTCGTGACGATCTCCAAGTCGCGCGCTGTGCCGTTCCGCTGGACCGGAGAAGAACAGAAGGGCGTGAATTCGGGTGCCGGCTACGCCAACATCCGCCGCGACCAGATCGCGCAGGCTTTCCGCACGCTGACGAACGAAATCGAAGCGAACGTTGCTACGCTCGCGTCGACGGCATCGCGCGCTTGGGGCACGGCAGGCACCACGCCGTTCGCATCCGACCTGAGCGACCCGGCACAGGTTCGCAAGATCCTGTCCGACAACGGCGCGCCGCTCAGCGACATGCAGATGGTCATCGACACGACCGCTGGCGCCAAGGTGCGCTCGCTGGCGCAACTGACCAAGGCCAACGAAGCCGGCACGATCGCACTGCGCGAGCAGGGCACGCTGCTGGACATCCACGGCTTCAAGCTGCGCGAATCCGCTGGCGTCGGCCAGCACGTGTCGGGCACTGGCGCAAGCTACGTGACCAACGGCGCATTGGCTGTCGGCGCGACGACCATCCCGGTTCAAACCGGCACCGGCACGATCCTGGCTGGCGATGTCATCACGTTCGCTGGCGACACGAACAAGTACGTTGTCGCAACGGCTCTGACTGGTGGCAACGTCGTGATCGCTGCTCCGGGTCTGCGCAAGGCGGTTGCATCCGGCACGGCAGTTACGGTCGGCGCTGCATACACCGGCAACATGGCATTCAGCCGCTCGGCAATCGTGCTGGCGACGCGTATGCCCGCGCTGCCGGAAGAAGGCGACATGGCCGACGACCGCATCACGTTGGTCGACGACCGCAGCGGTCTGGCGTTCGAAGTGGCGATGTACAAGCAGTACCGCCGCGTTCGCTATGAGGTAAGCATCGCTTACGGCTGGGCGAACATCAAGCCGCAGCATACCGCGCTGTTCCTCGGCTAATCGCGCTGAAGCGGCCCGCTGATGTACTGGCGGGCCGTTTTTCACTGGAGAACGCATGGCACGACCGAAGAAAGACGCAGAATCGCCGCAAAACGACGGCGACATTGCATACGTCACGATGACGCGCGACGCGGATCAATACCCCGAGCCGCACACCGCGCAGGTGCATCCCGACGAAGTGGACAACTACCGCCCTGGCGGTTGGGAGATTGCATAAATGCTGACCGCTCAGCAATTGGCCGACGTTCGGCGCTTCGCTGGATACCCATTGTTGGGCGATACCGTTGCCGATGACTCGCGAGACTTCGCTTACGGTTGGGTCTCGCCGGGTATCTGGATGACGATGCAGCACCGCTTGATGAATCTCCGTGCCGAAGAAGAAACGACGCTGATTTCGGTGTATCTGACGCCGCTCTACACGCTGGAAACGGCTATTTTCGGCGCCGGTGACAACCTGGACACCGATCAGGCCGCGGTCTGGACGCGCAACAAGACCGAGGTGAGCGACCGATCGAAGCTATTCGACCAGTGGCGCCGCCGTATGTGCGGATTCCTCGGCTTCGCGCCCGGTCCCGCGCTCGGCAATGGTGGCGGCCAGGTCATTCGGGGGTAACGGATGGACGGCGCAAAGATTCAGCAAAAGGTCTACCGCGGCTACGCAATCGCCGCGTCGAAGATCGGCACCGCATACAGCCAGTATCGCCCCACATCAGCCGATCTGACCGGCCTCGCGCCGATCTCGACGTCACTGCTTGCCAGTTTCAACGCTGAAGACATGACGTACAGCCGGCCGAACAAGTACGCGAAGCCGACTTGGTACGCATTGGTCGACGGCACGCAGACGCAGGTCGGCGATTACCTGATCGGCGCAGCCGGAACGTTCTTCATCGCTGCGCAACAGCCGTTGCTGCCGATCCTCGCTGTCGAGTGCAATCGCACGCTGTCGTTCGCGCGACCGCAGACGCAGGCGCAATTCGGCGCGGTGGCGAATTACGAAGGCAACACGCCGACGACGCAAACTCCGCTCGCAACGGGCTGGCATGCGTCGGTGCTGCAGGGCACGAAGGGCGAAAAGAACGAAGTCGGCTTGCCCGGCGACACGCGTAATCCGTGGTGGGCGATTCTCCTGCCCGCGATTCCGGGCGTGACGCTGCAAACCGGCGATCTGGCATCCGACGACATTGGGCGTCGCTACCTGCTGTCGAGCGTCGAACTGACGGATCTCGGGTATCGATGCACCGCACAGCAATCGCAGGCGTGAAATGGCCGATATAAGCGAAGTTCAGACGACGCTCGTCGGCCTCATCGCCGGCTCGCTCTATCCCAACGGCACGGCTCAGCCGTCGACCGTTGGTGCGGGATGCAAGGTCGGCTCCGGCTGGCCGAGCAAGCCGCAACTCGACGCAGACCTTGCCGCAGGAATCGTCAACGTGTCGGTGTATCCGACATCGCTCGAGCACAAGACATCCCGCCACATGCAGACGTGGCAACAGATCAACCACAACGCGCCAACGGTCACGCTGACCGGCGCAGGGCGGGCGATCACGATTGGCGGCACGCTGCCGACACCGTACTTCGCGCAGAACGTCGCGGTGCTTATCGGCGGCCACGCCTACGCGTACACCGTGCAGCAGAGCGACACGCTGACGACAATCGCAAGCGCACTCGCCGCGATGATCGCCGCGGACTACGCCGGCACGACGTCGAGCGGCCCGGTTATCACACTGCCTGCCGGATCGCCGCAATACACGCTGCGCACTGGCGGCACGGCGACGATGGGGAAAGAGGTCAAGCGCCAGTCGCGCGTCGTTCGCATCGTCATCTGGGCGCCGACACCGGCATTGCGCGATGCAGTCGCCAAGGTGCTCGACCCGATGCTCGCGCAGATCAATTTCCTGACGCTGCCCGACGGATTCGCCGGGCGGCTTCTGTATCACCACTCAGACCTGGTTGACTTGCAGGAGAAGGCGAACTTGTATCGCCGCGACCTGTGTTACTCGGTCGAGTATCCGACGACGATCACGCAGCAGGCAACAGACGTCGTTGTGACGCAGACCAACCAGATCGAGCCGACAACCGGCGCGGTCATCAAGACCACTATCTACTAGGAGCCGTCATGGCTGACAAACAGGCTGCCGCGAAGGCAGATTTCGCGCTCGTCGTGATCCATCCGTTCGGCGACTACGAGCGCGGCGCGCGCATCGAGGATGCAGACGAAGTTGCGAAGGTTCTGGCGGGGGAAAACGCCTCGCACTGCAACCGCGTCGCCGCGCAGTGAGGTCGTCTTTCTAAGGCATATCCGGCCAATGCCGATTACCTTTGCTGGCGTTTTCTCGCGCGGTAATCACTTGCATGTTGTGCTCAACATGAAGCCCGCATACCAGCTTGCTTCTGAGCGGAACGATGTGATCAACTTCATGCCACTCACCGGTGACCATCCCAAGAAAATCTGCCGCGACGTAAAAATCCCTGATTTTCTTTGGATCGGCCCATGCCGGAGTTGCTTGGAGTTGAGATGCACGGTATCGCGAATTTTTTGCGTTTCTCGTGGCAGGGTTATTCTTGCCGTACTCAACTGAACGCAGCCGCTCCTGCTCTATATTGCGGTTGTACCAAGATCGCCAGTATCCCCGCATTTTCTCGGGATCTTGAAAGTATGAGAGCACTTTCTCTTGATTTTGCTTTCGCCATGATCGTGAGTGCGCTTGACCGCACGGCTTGCAGATTGTGCTAAGCCCATCCCCCTTGCTTTTGTTGGCATAAAAGCCCTCGCGCGGCTTTTCAAGCTTGCAAGCGCAACAAATCTTCGTCGTCATTTCTCGTTCTTCTTCAGGAAGTCTTCGATAGCGCGCCGGATCAGTTCCGCCATGGACACATCGAGCTTTTCGCTCAGTGCCTTTAGGCGGTCTATCAAAGGCTGCGGTAAAAAAAGGTGTGTACGCTTCATGCACACCATTATACCGCCTATCCGCCGCCAACGTATCCACTGAACCCCGCCGAGTGCGGGGTTTTTCATTTGGAGTTATCGCTTATGCCGATCTACCAGGCAGGGTCATTGAATGTCAGCGCATTAAACGCGCCGGGCGTCTACCTGCAAATCCAGCCGCCGCCGCCGATCATCAATGGCGTGGCGACCAACCTGCTCGGCCTCGTGGGCGTCGGCTCGTGGGGTCCGGTCAACAGCGCAACGCTGATTGGCTCTGGCAACGATCAGGCCAACTGGCTCGGCTCGCCCCAGGTTCGCAAGTATGACCTGTCGACCGCCGTGCAAG